AAATTGAAAGTGGAAAAATTCCAGATCCAAATGCACCGATTGATCCAGCAACAGGAATGCCAATGGATCCACAAACAGCAAATATGAATCTTGGTCAACCTGTAATGGAACCAGATGTTACAAAAGATGCTGAAACAACTCAAGTAAAAGATAAATCTACAGAACTCTCAAAATAATTTCTTCTAAATAAATTATAATTAAAATTGCTTTTATTTTTATGGATGAACTTATGGATATGATTATGGGTGATGAATCTCCATCACAAATTAGCGATAGAATTAAAGAACTTCTTTATGTAAAAGCGGGAGAAAGAATTGATACTCTTAGACCCGAAGTTGCTGATGTAATGTTTAACACTAATACAGAATCAGAAGAAGAATGAAATCTTACAAGCAATTTATTTCAGAATCTGTTAATATTGCTGGCGATTTCACAGGAAATCTCTACATTAATTCTCAATCAGAGCAACCTCAACAGGTTGGTGAGAGTTATGTTGCAGATGTTATGTGGCAAGGTAATCTTTATAGGTTAGAATTAGTAACTAAATTTGGATTACCTTCAAAACAGGAACTTGGTGAGCAACTTCAGAATGAATATCCTGGAGCAATTGTTCATCAAATTTATCCTGCAGAGGAAAAGAATTTTAACATTAAAAACGCAAAGAGATATCACCCTTCAAAATTAGAATGGATTGATTGATAAATGGCTCAGTGGAATAAGACTACACAAGACTTCTTAAACCAAGAAAGAAGTCTTTTTGAAACCTTCAATATTGCAGATCACTGGGGAAACCAGACAGACTGGAGACCTCAGTTTTCTAATAATAATAGATTAAAGACTGCACCATTCCAAACAGTTTTCTTTAATACTTTTCAGTATGGTAAAGAAACTGATGTTTGGGATGAGAGAATCGTTGGAGTTGGAACTGCAACATGGAACCAATATTCCAGTAATGTCACTATGCAGGTTGGTGTTACTACAGGAAGTAAGATTATCAGACAGACCAAGAATGTGATGAGATACATTCCTGGTAGACCAGCAACACTTGCGTTTGCAATCAGATTAGAACAACCTCAAGTTGGCATTCGCAGAAGATTTGGGTTGTTTGATGATAGTAATGGTGCTTACTTTGAGGATAATGGTGGAACTTATTCATATGTCATTCGCACCACTACCTCTGGAATTACTACAGAAAGAAGAGTATTCAGAGATGAATGGAATGGTGAAAAGTTTGATGGTAATGGTTGGACTGGTGTAACTGCAGACCCAACAAAACAACAAATGATTTCTATAAGTTATGAGTGGTATGGTGCGGGAACCGTAGATTTTAATTGGTTAATGGAAGGTGAGACGATTAAGAGTCACACATTTTATAACTCAAATAATCTTGATAAAGTTTGGTGTTCCACTCCATTCCTTCCAATTCGTCTAGAACTTGAGAATGTAACTGGTGTTGCTGGGACTCATTATCTTTATCAAGGTTCCAACTCTCTCATTCAAGATGGTAATGTGGATAAACTTGGAACTCTTTTGAGTCAGTCCAATGGTATTACTGGCACTACAATGTCAGTTTCAAATACATTTTATCCAATTGTAAGTTTACGACTTAAATCAAGTGCTCTCAATTCAGTAATGCTTTTGAGGTCTTTGCAGGCAGTAACAAATGACAATACAAATGTTTATTGGAAACTTTTGCAGAATACAACATTAACCAATCCAGTCTGGACAAATCACGCAGATGTAGATTCTTTTGTTCAGTTTGATACTTCTGCAACTGCACTTTCTGGTGGTAGAGATATTCTTTCTGGATTTGTGGTTTCTGGTGGTTCAACTTTGATTGAGATTGATAGACTTGCAGACTTACAACTTGGTAGAAGTGATATTGGAACAATCAGTGATACTTTTACTCTTGCTTGTGCATCTCCCAACACCAACAAAGCAGCACTTGCAGTATTGAACTGGATTGAACAAAGATAATTTAATAAATAACTAATAAACTCTTTATTATAACAATGCAAAGAACAAAAATAATTGAAACTGAATCTACAACAGCAACAACTGCTGGTGCTGCAACTAGCATCGGTAGTGCAACTTGCGTGAGATTACATAATAATACTACAGGAATTGTTACTGTTGGAGTATCAACTTCGGTTGGTGCAGCAACAACTAATTATTTTTCTATGCCAGCGAGTTCTGTAGAATTTTTAGAAAAACTTCCGACAGATGTTATTTGGACATCTTCAGCAATTAAAGCAGCAAAAGTAGGACTTACGAATTAAAAAAATGAAACTCATCAGAGAAGAAATCGAAAAAGTTCAAGTCATCACTGAAAGTGTTGGTGGTAAAAAGCAATTATTCATTCAAGGAGTTTTTCTTCAAAGTGAATGCGTAAATCGCAATGGAAGAATGTATCCTTTCCAAATTATGGAAAGAGAAGTAAAAAGATATAATGAAAATTATGTTGAAAAAGGTCGTGCTTTAGGCGAACTTGGTCATCCAGATGGACCAACAGTAAATTTGGATAGAGTTTGCCACAAAATTACTGAACTTAAGCAGGACGGTAATAACTTCATTGGTAAGGCACAAATTCTTTCTACACCAATGGGCAAAATTGCCGAGTCGCTTCTCAAAGATGGAGTAACCCTCGGCGTTTCTTCTCGTGGTATTGGTTCATTAAGAGAAAATAATAAGGGATACAAAGAAGTAGGCGAAGATTTTATGCTTGCAACTGCAGCAGATATCGTTGCTGATCCTTCTGCACCTGATGCTTTTGTTCAGGGAATTATGGAAGGAAAAGAGTGGGTCTGGGATGGGGGTCTTCTCCGTGAAAAATTAGCGGAAAATACAAGAAATAGAATTAATACTCTAGTTGATCAACGCAGATTAGAAGAGCATAAAATTCAATTATTCAATGATTTTATAAATTCACTGTAATTTCTCAAATTATAAATAAATATAGATTATAACTAAAGGTTAATCGGAGAGTTCAAATGTCTCGTGGAGATTTACAAGAAATGGAAGTAGGCACTAAGCAATCCAAAACTGCCGTTAATGCTGGTGCGAAAGCAGCAGAATCGATGCCAAAATTGGCAGCGGGTGCAGTTGCTGGTCAAACTGGTGGTTGGGAAGATCTCGGTGGTCCTACACCAGAAAATTATCGTCCAGATGATAATTCTGCAGAACTAAAGACCCCAGGAACAACCCTAAAGTCTGTTAGCAATGTAGTAAATAAAGGCGCAAAAGCAGCGGATCCAATGAAGAAGCTTGCTTCTGGTGCAGTTAAGGAAGAGACAGAAGAGGAAGAAGATCTCGTTGATGAAGTAGAGGAAGAAGAAGTCGAAGAGGAGACTGTTTCCGAAGCTAAAGAAAAAGAAGAAAAAGAAGATGAAGAAGGTGAAGATGAAGAGGATGATGAAGAGGATGATGAAGACGAGAAAAAGATGAAGAAAGAAGAGTTTGATATCGAAGAAGATGTCAATGCTCTTATGAACGTTACAGAAGAGGAAGAACTCTCCGAAGAATTTAAAGAAAAAGCAAAAACCATTTTTGAGTCTGCACTTCGCTCAAAGGTTTCTGAGATTCGTGAATCTCTGGAAGTCAAGTATGAGCAAAGACTCATTGAAGAAGTCGAAGAAATTAAGGCTGATCTTCAAGAGCGTGTAGATTCTTATCTTGAGTATGTTGCAGATGAGTGGTTGTCTGAAAATCACTTGTCTGTTCAAACTGGTCTGAAGGAAGAACTCACTGAGTCCTTCATGACTGGTCTGAAAGGACTTTTTGAAGAGCATTATGTATCAATCCCTGAAGATAAATATGATGTGCTTGAGAGCATGGTAGAAAAACTTGATGAAATGGAAGAAAAACTCAACGAGCAAATTGAGAGAAACATTCAACTCAACAAGCGTCTCTCCGAGTCGGTTGCTGATAGAATCTTTGATGAGATTTCAGAGGGCCTTGCTGCCACTCAGAAAGAAAAGCTCGCTTCACTTGCCGAAAGTGTTGAGTTTGAAAGTGAAAAAGGATATCGTGAAAAGCTGGAGACTTTGAAGGAATCATATTTCCCTTCAAGAGCAGTTGCTCCAACTGCAACACCTGAAACCATTTCGGAGTCGGCAGATGTCACCCCTGAGTTCCACTCAGATTCGATGGCTGCTTATCTGAGAACACTTTCAGCAGTTGCAAAACGCTGAATTTAATATTAAATCAAACAAAACAAACACGTTACAAAGGTAAAAGCAAATGTTCCAATCCGAGCATCTGCAGGAAAAGTGGGCACCACTTCTGAACTATGAGGGTCTTGACCCAATCAAAGATTCACACAGAAGAGCCGTAACCGCTGTCCTGCTCGAAAACCAAGAAAAGTTTTTAAGAGAAGAGCAATCATTCTCTAGTGGATTCCTGACCGAAGCACCAACCAATGACGCTGGCACTGGTGGTTTTTCAGGTTCTGCTGCTGCAGGTGGTCCTGTAGCAGGTTTTGATCCAGTTCTGATCTCACTCATCAGACGCGCAATGCCTAACCTGGTCGCTTATGACCTCGCAGGCGTTCAGCCAATGAGTGGTCCTACTGGACTCATCTTTGCAATGCGTTCCCGTTACACCAATCAGGCTGGAACCGAAGCATTCTTCGACGAAGCAAATACTGCATTCTCTGGTCAGAGTGCTTCGTTTAATAATGTTTCTGGTATGACTAGTGCAGCAACTGGTATGGGAACCACTGCACAGGCAGGATCCAACCCAGGTCTGCTCAACCCAACTGCAACTGCAACCCAAACTGACTACAATGTTGGTCAGGCAATGACAACTGGCGATGCAGAAGGTCTGGGCGACAACACTGGTGCATTCAACGAAATGGCTTTCTCTATCGAGAAAGTTCTGGTTGAAGCAAAGTCCCGTGCGCTGAAAGCTGAGTACAGCCTTGAGCTTGCACAAGACCTGAAGGCAATCCACGGTCTGAATGCTGAAGCGGAACTCGCAAATATTCTCTCAACTGAGATTCTTGCTGAGATCAACCGTGAAGTTATCAGAACCATCTATAAGGTTGCTGAACAGGGTGCTGCAACTAATGTTGCAACTCAGGGTGTATTCGACCTTGACATTGACTCCAACGGTCGTTGGTCAGTTGAGAAGTTCAAGGGTCTTCTGTTCCAAATCGAGCGCGACGCTAACGCTATCGCACAAAGAACTCGTAGAGGAAAGGGTAACGTTATCA